TTCAAGCAATTCTACTTTTAGCGCAGACCATTGTGATGCCATTCTATACTCCCAATTTGTTTAAACACTTATGCCGTATTTACGGAATAACCGGGTTTTAGCCCAGCCCTTTAATACGAACTGCGGATCAGCGCTGTTGTTGACGTATTGGCAGGCATTGTGATCGTAAAGTTGGATGACGTTTTGTCGCTTCCAAAATCTAACACTGCAATAGAGGGCTTGCCTACCACTGAGTCGTTATAGATCAATGCGCACCGTGCCGTTATTGTGCCAGTCCACGCGACGTTTGGGAAGCCCACATACGCTGTTGCATCAGATGTAGATGACGAAACACTCACCGGCGTTAGGATCGCTCCACCCGGTGAGTACGGTGCTGCGCCCGACGTTGCTGATACTTCGTTTGAACTTGAATACGCTGTGGTATCCGCATTCAGGTCGGCGTTCGCCGTGTACAAGGCAATCTTGATAACGTCGGTGGTAAGCGCATGTATACCTTGGTACAACTCCGCTTTGAAACTTGTGGTTTGGGTCTGGACAATGCTCATTGCGGTGTGACCCTTGATTCAAAGCGGTAAGTGTCGGTTTGCTGTTTGCCATCGCCCAAGTTCTTCAAGAGTGCCAATGCTTCCATGTACTTTTGATTGTACAGCGCGGTCATATCAGCTTCACCCTTCATGTAGGTGTTAGCTTCAACCAGTGTCCCATACAACAGCACAGAGCTAAAGTTAGTACCAAGCCATGTAGTAGTCGCAGTAACAATTGACTCAGGCATGATGAAATAACTAAGGTCTGTTACAAATGCAGCGCTGGGTGTAGGCCCAAGAATAAACTGCAACGTAGTTACAGGTGATGACGGGCCGTTGATTGCGTAATACTTTGGAACCCCTGTTGTGGCTGGATTAGGGTATGCCTCTTGCATGAACGCAGGGTCTTTGTTAAGCAAGTAGATAAAATTCCCACTGGCGTCAACCACAGCAAACGAATACACAGCCAGAAAGTCTGTGGGCGCATTAAACGTATTAACGCTTGCCGTTAAAGCTGTGGTCGATGTCTTACGTAAATTGGGTAGCGACACTGAGTTATAGATGCGCTGCTCCGCCTGCTGAATCATGGTGTTCATGTCAGTAGTGTCGAAGGTGTTCTGCGTGTAATCAGATACCGCAGTCACCAATTGGGAGTAAGTCAGCGCACCTAGTGTTGCCATATAAACCTCAAGCCATTGGGCCGCGAGCCGTTATACCTTTGGTAGCCGCACCATTACCCCGGGTAACGATGCCTGTCTCTTTCACAGACTCTCTGCCTTGTGAGTTGTTGTACATGCCAACACTCATGCGCGGCTGCATAGCTGCCAAACTTTCAAGGCCAGAATCTTTTCCGGGCATCGTGGTTGCTTTTACGGTCTTGCCACTCATAGTATGGGGCTTTGCGTAGGCAGAAGCGGGGAGATTGTTAACTTTGGGCATGATTAGCCTCCACGTTGATTGTTTACGCGTGCCATGTTGCGACCAACTTTCATCATCGCTTCGCCGGTCACACCAGAAGATTTTTTGCCGCCCTTGTCAGTGCCTTTTGTGGGGCCGCTATTGGGGAAGACTTTGACGTTTGTTTTGCCTTTTGAGGCAACGCCGTCAGCTGATTTTACGTACGCCATAATTAGCTCCTTAAGATATCGTTACTGTACCAACAATTGCTCTAGAAACCAAGTAGTTTGGTGTTAAAGCTGTATCAAAACTGCTGGCACCCCCAACTGGATTCCAGCCCCATTGAATGTCTCGACTGCCGCCTGTAGGGAGGCCCGTTGCATTTGGCCCTGCAGTCACATACGTTGTGTCCCTACGCGTGTTGCGTACAGCTTGTGGGTCATCCACCGGGTACATACCCAACTGCAACTGAGGCTGATCGGGATCCCAGCAACTATCGCATACCAACAAGTTGTACGTCTTGGTCTTAATGACCTCTTTGCGTAGAGCTGTTAATTTGAATCGGAAGCCACAGCGGTCGCACATGGCGATACTGTTCTTGCCAGAAGCAAACCTATTGCCCATTTCAAGTACCGCTTCCTATGTACATCTGGCGCGGTACAAAGCGCACTGAAGCCTTCTCACGATCTTCCGTAGAGGCCAAGTCCCACGCCTCGTCATACTGCTGTTTAAGAACTGGTAGGCGCTCGGCCCCATTGGGAACCTTCAAAGCCAAGTAGTACGCCAAACCTGCCACCATGCACGGTAAAAACCGGAACGGCACATCCATCGTATTTATGCCAGTACCAGCGTCATCAATACGCTTTAACCGCCAGTACACAAACGTGTAAACTTGCGAGTTGTCTGGAACAGGCCAGACGGTAATCGTGGGGATTTCCTGACGGCGCTCAATCCACACTTGAATAGGACGGGCTTGCTGCAACTTGTTTGGGATAGTGGCGTAAGTAGAAACACTTATACGCGTAATGGTCAAGTCCGCCTGTGTCGATGCACTCCCTGCGCCTGTACGGATGACGTGCTCCATCAAATCCACAGTGTCCGCCGGAAGGTTGTACGTGGCTGTACCGGGAACCAGAGCAATAGTCCCCTGTTCAAACGTCCACATGTTCAGGCCCCGATTAGCCCAATCAGCAAATAGAAGATTCAAACTTCGTCTTGCAGTACGCAAATCATAGCCCGTGCGCATCTCGGAACCAGCACGCTCAAACGCTTCCTCGACGATCTCCGTGAGGTCAAGATTAAATGCAGTGGTTCCAGAGGTAGCCATTATCTAAATCCTGCTGTTTTCTTTGCAATCGTTTTTGGTTGCGCTACGAATTGTTTTCCGGCTTTTTTGCCAGCACGTTTCGCACGCGTTGTCGCAGCGTACTCACTAGGGCTGAGACTTTTGATCGCAGCTTCTGGAAGGTATCGCTCACCTGTTTTACTAGACGGTTTTCCACTTTTGGTTCCCCACTTTTGGTCGCCCCAGTCTTTCAATGATTTCTGAGGCGCTTTCAATCTCGGTAACCCCCGCCTGCCGCCTTGTACTTCTTGGCAACAAGTTGCGCTTTACGCGCCGACCACTGACCTGCGCCAGTGCCGTGAGTTGCTGCGGCTTTTACTTGGGACACAATCTTCTTGCGAAGACTGGGCTTTGTGTAATTGCCCGCAGCATTAACTTTCCCACCCTCTTTATACTGGGTAAAGTCAGTATCGTCCCGCCGGGCTTTCTTGACGCCCTTGGGCATTTTAGAGGGGGAGATGTCCCCCATACCACGGCTGGCCATCATGATATTAGCAGGCTTTGCCGCCGGACTTCATGCCAACCATAGTACCTTTGGTCTTGCCTTTGGAAGCAACGCCGTCAGCACGACTAGAAGCAGAGCCGCCACTCTTTAAACCTGCGTGCGCTTTGGAAGCGGGTTTACCAGCATGCTTTGCCAGTGCTGCGGGCATACCGCCACCAGCCATTTTAGTTGCGCCTTTTTTCTTAGCCATCATTGCCATGAAGCCAGCATTCATTTTGGAAGCCATAGTATCACCACCTTTTGAAAATTTGCGGTTTTTATCCGCGTTAGAAAATTCTTTACCCACGGACTGTGGGACTCCTACTTTCTTAGCAAACGATGGGTTGTTAGCCACTGCCGCCATGAAATTGTGTTGTTTTTTACTCGTCGAAGGCATTACTTACCCCCTACGTACCAGTTAACAAGCTGAACTAAGCTTGCGCCTACAACGCTACTGGCCCCACCAACAAGCATCAAAACTTTCCAGCCACCTTTAGCCTCAGACAAAGTTTTGTCAATGGCCGTCAGCGTTACCTGCATAGCCTTCATGTTCTCCAACATCCTGTCCATATCATCTTGCAAATGCTTGATGTCAGACGCATGCGTGGCTAACTCTCTGGCTGTCTGAATAGCGTCGTCAGTCATACCATCCGCCCTTTTGTCTTGCCCTTGGTGGCGCAGCCATCAGCCGCAGTTACATAGCCCCCATCCTTACAGTTCCACGCCCTAAGTGATTTGTTTATGCGTGAGTCTGGGTCGTTGGCCGTCTTTGCGCTGGTCAGCTTCTTTTTCATCCCTTCCATCCTCGCACAGAAAGAGTCGCGCCGGGAGCCTCCTTCTGGCTGGGGCGGTTTCAAATTCATACCTTGCGCTTTGGCGGAGGCTCGCCCCTTGGCGTTCAAGCCGCCTTTGGGGTTCTTGCCTTCCTTGCGCGTCCATGCTGGTGATTTTGCCATAATATATGTAATGTATTATGTTTTTTAAAGATTAGCAATCTTGTGCGCCAGCGTACTGAGTGAAAGTCTTGAGCACGTCGTAAATCGCAGGGATCAGATCGCCTGACAGGTCTTCCATGTTGATGTAATGGGCCTGTTGTTGGATGCTGGGCCAACCTGCTCGGCGAGCTTCTTCCGTGGCGTGAATCTCGACCTGCACCTGAAGCTGGTCTTTTGTGCCAAAAAAGTTCGTGATCCTAGCGTAAGCCTGAGTTTCAGACTGACCGTTGGTGTTATTTACTGCTGTAATTTTAAGTGCCATGATGTTAGTTCCAAGGTAAAGGAGCAGGTTGGGGTGTAGGAATAGCGGCTTGAGCAATTAGGAAATCAACTTCGGTTTCCATGTTCGTTACACGCTCTGGGCCAAGGGCGGCTTGTGTCCACGCCAAAGCTTGTTCCTGTGTGATTTGGTCAAACGGCGTGAAGTCATCGGGGTTTGCAGGTAGCAAGTTGACCGAGTAGTTGACCTGTTGTCCGTCTTTGGCAATGGTGAAATTGCTCATCACAACGGTTTGCGGTTCAGGCGTGTTCATGACCTGAAGTGAATTGATTGTCCATACAAATGCCATGATTACTCCTGAGTGATGGCTTGCGCCTTGACTTGCTCAAATTGAGCGGCTTCTTGTTGCTGTTTGGCAATGTTGTTCATCACCAGAAAAGCACCTGTCTTAGACGGCATTTCGCCCAAAACGTCCATGATGAATTTTACTTCGTCGTCTGATAATTCAAGTTTCATATGTTCTCCTGTTAGAAAGTCATTTCGGTTGTGCGTACCTGACACACGGTTCGTATTGTAGTACTCGCTTGCCCTGTGAATGTTACTGCTAAACCGCCGTTTGTGGTATCTGCTGTAACTGCGATTGCCCAAGTCGATGCGCCTACGTCGCCGTAAGTAGAGGTAACCGTGCTTCCAACAAGGGTTGTAGCGGCGGCATTAGCACCACGCTTAATCACACCCTCAATAGTCCATCCTTTTGTGTTGCCACCGCCTGTTACACCTGCTACTACTTCTCCTGTAAAAAAATAGGCTGAGTTGTTGGGCAAAATTACTTGGTTGGTTGTGGATGCCGCACCTGTATCTGAACGCAATACAGTTGGAGTTGCATCTGTTGTTTGCCGAGCAAGAACAAGTAATGCGGTTTGACTTAATCCAGAACCAAATGCAATAGGTTGAGCGCAAGGTGAAAAAACAACATTTCCGTTAATACTTCTTGTCCATCCTAATTGCCCACCAACAACTGTTGCATAAGAACCAGTCGCAACATTATCAGAACCACCTGTAATAGTTGCGGCAGTTCCATTAGCATTATTGGTTTGACCACCAGATACTGTTGCTATCGTTCCGCCTGCTACATTATTCCAACCACCAGAAACAGTAGATAAAGTGCCACTTGCAATATTGCTAAATATGCTTCCTCCATCAGTACCCCCACCCGCAACAGTAGAGCCAATACCCGACGCTACATTCTTGCGTCCACCGCCAACGAAACTCCAATCACCAGAAGCAACATTTCTGTTACCAGCCGTTCCCGCATCACCACCACCGCCAATAAAGGAATATGAACCAGTAGCGGTGTTGTTTCCACCACCTACTACTACTCCGTGGGGGGTAAAGAAACTGAGTGTGCTAGTTGATGAGCCTGATGCTACTTTGGAAAGGGTAAGTGATGTACCAGAAATAGCGGCTACATAGGTGTCGTCACCAATAGATGTTCCGCTAATGTACTGACCAACTTTAATGTTGGCATTTGAGCCTGACAATGTAACCGCTGTTGTAGCGTTCATTGTGCCAGATTGGGTTGTTACAGCAGAAGACGAAGTTCCACTATTTGTAAAACCACCACCAATAAAATTAAAAACTCCTGACGCGGTGTTACTCTTTCCACCTACGATATTTTGATAAGCATTTGTTCCTGTGGTATTTGAAGAACCCCCGCCAATGAAACTATACGTTGCAGTATTTGTATTATTTTGACCGCCAAAAATACCAGAATAAGTATTTGAAACAGCGTTAGTAGCACCACCACCAATATTAGAAGCCGTGGCAGATACAGTATTAGAAACACCGCCTGAAATTGTAGACCATTGACCAGATGCAACTTGAGCCGCTGTAGCCCTAGCAGTACTCCAATCCACCGCATTAGCACCCCTAGCATTACCGCCTGTGGCTGTGGAATCTGTTTGTTGAGCCTGTAGCGCACCAGTACCTTTTGGTTGTAGGACTAATGGGATGTTTGTGTCTGAGCCAGCAACTGTGTGAACGGGGCCAAAGCCTGTTACTGCACCTGTAAAAGAATGGTAGTTAACAGCAGATGTTGTATTTGTAACAAGAACTTGTGTAAACGCTGTTGAAGTTGTCTGAATGGCAATACTGTTTGTGCCAGCGGCGGTAATAACCGTGCTTCCTGTTGAACCATAAATGGCTTGACCAAAAGGAGTACCTGTAATGCTAGGAAAAGCAGTAGAGTTGATAGTGTAAGTTGTACCAATTTGCGCTTGAGTTCCATAAGCATTTTGAAACTTAATAAAACCAGTACCCTTAGTAGTCAGGTTTAGGTCTATGTTGGTGTCTGAGCCAATAGATGCAAATACTGGGCCAGAACCTGAGCCAGACCCATACATTTGAAAAAAGTTTACTGCCGCAGTAGCAACACGCAGTTCCGAACTTACCGCAACAACTGCCGAAGCTTTGGGGCTTAACACAAGATTTATATTGGTATCACTACCTTGGCTTGAAATGGTAGGATTTCCACCAGTAGCCGCCCCCGTTACTTGTACATAGTTAACAGCAGAAGTTGTGTTTGAAATAAGAAACTGCGCTACACCATTTGTCAAAAAAACATGAGGGCTTGTTCCTCTTGCAATATAGTCAATACCTACGTTTGCATCACTGCCTGCACCAGCAATAGACACTCTATTTCCTGTAGCCGCACCAGATACCTGAACATAATTAACAGCAGAGGCTGTGTGGGTTACAATAAATTGCGGCAAGTAAGAACCCGTGGCAAAGATATGTGCGCCAGAACCTTTAGCCCAATAGTTAATATTTACAGTTGCATCGCTACCTTGTGAGCCTACTACAACACCGCCGCCCGTAGCCGCACCTGATAATTGCACGTAATTAACAGCGCTGACAGTGTCAGAGACATATGCTTGAAGACCTCCTCCTGTTGTAAACCGCACAAGACCAGTTCCTTTTGCTTGTAACTGAATTTGGATGTTTGTGTCTGAGCCTTGAGCAGAAATAGCAGGTGAGTTGCCTGTAGATGCCCCCGTTACTTGTACATAGTTAACAGCAGAGGCTGTGTGGGTTACAACAAATTGTGTTTGAGAAAAACCATTAGTAAGGAAAAAATGACTTCCAGTTCCTTTAGTAGTAAACGCAGTTGAGATGTTTGTATCTGAACCATCCACCCTAAAGCCGGGCTGACCTCCAGTTGCCGCACCATTTGTTTGAAAATAATTTACAGAACTGTTTGCGTTAACAATGCGGAATTGCGTACCATTACCTGAATTAAAAACGTGGTTACCAGTACCCTTGGTAGTGACATTTAAGTCAGCATTAGTTGCTGTATCTGTAACATTCAGCGTGTTTGTATATTGGTCAAGATTGATTGTCATATTAGAACGTCACTTCTGTTGTTTCCGCCTTGCAGACCCAACGTATTGTTGTAGATGCCGCACCAGTCACAGTCACCGCCAAGCCACCATTCGTAGTGTCAGCAGTTAAAGCGATAACCCACGCCGTTGCCCCTGCTGTTGCCGCCACTCGGTTAATTGCGGGTGTTCCAATCAGCACAGTCGATGCCGCATTAGCACCTCGCATGATTGCACCTTCAAAAGACCAAGAAGCACCATTAGCCGCACCTGTTACGTTAGCAATGACAGAGCCTTTGAAATAGTAAGCAGAGTTGTTGGGTAGGATTACTTGGTTGTTTGTACTACCAGAACCGCCATTAGATGTTAGGACTGTGGCGGTTGCGTTAGTTGTTTCTTTTCCTAAAACTAAAATGCCAAATTGTGAATTACCTGCGCTTCCACCTATAGGAGATTCCGAAGCAGAGCCAACAACATTGCCAATAATTCCTCTTGTTGTTGCTAAACGACCACCCAATACAGTTGAAACATTGCCACTAGCTATATTGGCAACGCCAGCAATAATGCACGATTCTGTTCCTGTCGCATTATTTTGCCTTCCACCACCAATAAAACTTAAATCGCCTGATGCAGTGCTTCCAGCAGCACCGGCAGCAACAGTTCCACCACCACCTATAAAAGACGCAACACCACTAGCAGTATTTTGTCTGCCACCACCAACAAACGACCAATCCCCACTAGCCACATTACGATTAGCCGCAGTACCAGCATCGCCACCGCCCCCGATGAAACTGTAACTTCCAGTTGCCTGATTGTTGCCACCGCCTACAACTACTCCGTGTGGTGTGAGAAAAGTAAGAGTTGGAGTTCCAGTTGCTGTTGCGTTTTGAGATAAGGTTAAAGATGTTCCTGATATTGCGGCTACATAAGTATTTTCGCTCATGCCTGTGCCGTTTATCAACTGACCAACTTTGATAGAACCATTAGATGCTGATAGTGTTACTGCGGTACTTCCACT